TGTCGGCTACTGGTGTGAATCAGGTTATTAAGCAGACAGTGCAGAAAGAGTGATTTTATGGGTGGACGTGGTGGAAGTAGTGGACTAAGTTCCAGCGGAACCAGCGGACTTGATGTAATCAGAAATGGTGAAACAACGAGGTATTATTTCTCAAACAAGAACGGGCGGCACTACTATCAGATTGGAATAGGTGGTGCGCCACAGCCTACTCCGCTGAATATGTCTGCGAGTGAATTCAAAAAAAGAGCAGTATCCAACGGTGCTACTGTGAAAAATATCTCCGCGTCTGAGATGAGAAAAGATCAAAAAGCGTATAAGGCTGATCGTAAGGCGACAAATACATTCTTAGACAGAGAAACAGCATCGAACAGGACGCTGTCCAGTGGTTCGAGAGCAGATGCAAAAGTCAACCGCGTAAACCGCCGCAGACGTCGAAGAAAATAGCCTATGGCAAATAAAGAGACAAGCATAGCTTACGAAAATCTAAACCGCCGTATCTTTCCTGGCATTGGTGAATATGGTATACCGCAGATACAACCTGAGACATTCGAGGGCAATTGCGAATTTGTCGGTTTTAATTATGCCAGAGGAAAATGCAATAATCCAGAAGAGAAAGCTGTTCATTTCTTTTTGGACGATTATCAGTTTGATGCACTATGGAGAAATCCAGACAGGTACGTGGATAAGCTGAGCAAATTCCGGTACATTCTAACACCAGATTTCAGCACCTACACCGACTTCCCTAAAGCTATCCAGATATACAACCATTACCGCAAGCACTGGATAGGTGCATATTTGCAAGAATATGGTTGCCGTGTTATTCCAACAATATCATGGAGTACACTTGATTCTTACGATTGGTGTTTTGATGGAGAACCAGAGGGTGGAACAGTGGCGGTATCTTCAGTTGGCTGCATGAATAGCAAGAAAAAGAAAGAACTATTTCTTTCCGGCTATAATGCTATGATTGAACGATTACACCCAGAAAGCATTGTCTTTTACGGGAAAGTGCCGGAAGAATGCAAAGGTAATATTGTTAGAATCAAGGCATTCCACGACAGATTTTCAGAAGCAATATGTGAAGGATAGGAGGGTATCATGTACGAAAAAACGGTGACGATTTTTAATTATTACGAATCAGCCACGACAGGAGATGCGTACTGGTATCCTCATGTTTTATCCGGTGCTGACCTCATTACGGACAAGGGAGCAATCCTTAAAAAGTACGGGCCAGACGCAACTGACAACGCACAGTTACACGTTCGATATACCGTCCAGAACGGCGATATAACCATTACTGATAAAAACGGTAAGATTCTCCCATGGATTCCGCCTAAAGAGTGGAAAAGGCAGATTAACAACGCTCTAGAGGATACTATCACATTCTCAGATGAATCGTTCTTCTGGGAGGGCGAGTGGACTGGTGGGACGGTAACTGATGGTGATTATCGGAGCGGATTCTATCAGTACATGAACGAGAACAAGGATAACGTATTCAAGATTACCAGTGTAGGCGGTCCGTATACACTGATTCCACATTTTGAGATTCTGGGTAAGTGATATGAGTAAAATTCATCATTTCAAAGGGTTCTCCGTAGTCGATGGAGATATGAAAATCAAGCTAAATATGGACAGGTTCTCCAGACAGTATCAAGAAGCTCAGTATCTCCTTGATGGAATGGTTATGGACAGTATGGTTCCGTTTATGCCGATGATTTCGGGAGATTTTATTGATAAGACAAGGGCAAAAAGCTCCTCTATGCAAGGCACGGGCTTTGTTTGTGCGGCGGCAGAGCCTTATGGTAGATTCCTTTATATGGGAAAAACGATGGTGGACGAGCTGACTGGAAGTCCTTACGCTCGGCAGTATGCCAAGAAAGTCCTTGTCAGTCAATTCTCTGGCCAGACAGCCGCAAAGGAAAATCTTGAATACACCAAACAGGCACACCCGCAGGCACAAGCAAAGTGGTTCGATGCCGCTAAACGGCAATACGGCAGTACATGGATTCGTAAAGTAAAAGCACAGGCAGGAGGTGGCAGACATGGCGGATAAACCTATCGGAAAAGATGCAACTGGATATGAGATTCTGACAGATGCCATGAAAGCACTTCTGAACCAGTATCCGGGACTATATGAAAATGAAACAATCAAGTTTGAGGAACTTGGCAAGGAGTCCGGAATTGCGTTCTCGGCAGACAACGGGGCGCTGATCTATTTAGAAAAAGAAAATGTCTGCGGAACGATGCATCAGGTATGCCAGTATCCATTTTACGTGGTATACCGCACAGCATCTGACAAGGAAAGGCAGAAACTATCTGTTCAGAAGTTCCTTGACAATCTCGGTAAATGGATATGTCGAGAACCAGTTATTATAAATGGCTCTGAGACACGTTTAAATGTGTTCCCTGAGCTTTCACAGGGACGAGTGATAAAACGTATCACACGTGATAATTCCTATGGTTTAGAACCACAGGAGAGCGGCGTACAGGATTGGTTATTGCCATTGTCAGTGCGCTATGAAAACACATATGAAGTAATATAACGAGTAACAACCGGCTATCAATTAGAGATAGCCGCTAACCTACACAGCCTTTTAAAAGTTATAGGCAGAAAGGACATTTCTATGGCAGTTACAGGCAAGATTGACCGTAAATATATGGCTCATTATATCGATGCAGGTTCTCTCTGTGGAGGACTGACACCGAAGTATGAGCGCCTTGGAAAGGATCTGGAAGAGTACAATGTAGAACTCAATCCAGATACTGAAATATCTAAAAACATTCTCGGAGAATCCACGTTCAAACACAATGGCTACGAAGTTTCTTCTGATGCTGATCCGTTCTATGCAGATACCACATCAGACCTGTTCACAGCGTTGCAGAAGATTGTAGATGGACGTCTCAAAGATGACAACCTCAAAACAAAAGCAGTTGAGGTTCATCTGTGGACAGAAGCTACAGCAGGAAAGTATGAAGCATACCAGCAGGATTGTTATGTTGTGCCGACCTCCTATGGCGGTGATACATCCGGTTATCAGATTCCGTTTACTGTCAACTATGTTGGCGAACGTGTAAAAGGAAAATTTGATATCAGTTCCGGTACATTCACAGCCGACAGCGAATAAGCACATATACAAGGAGGACATGCTAAATGGCAAAAGTAATTAATACCAAAATTGACGATGGAATTCTCATTTTCACATTCACTAACAACGAAAACGAAGTTTTTTCTTCTTTTAAGCTGAATCCGACCGATATCAATGTAGCAGCACGTGCAGAGGAGCTGACAGAATACTTTGAGCAGCTTAAGGATTCTATCCAGAAAGTCACTTCCGGCAAAGAAATGGCTGAACTCAATAAACAGATTGAAGACAAAATCAACTATCTGCTCGGATACGAAGCATCTAAGGACCTGTTTAAGGAACCCATTACAGCAACCACCGTGTTCGGCAATGGTCAGGTATTCGCTTATATTGTTCTGGATAAGATCGCAGAAGCAATTGCGCCGGAAATCGAAAAGAGAAAAAAGAAAATGCAGGCAGCAGTCAATAAGTATACGGAGAAGTATGCGAAATGACCGCCTATGAGCTTCCCACCTCACTAAACATAAGTGGGGTGGATTTTTCTATCAGGACAGATTTTCGTGCGATTATAGATATTCTGATTGCCATGAATGACCCAGAACTGGATGAGCAGGCGAAAGCGGTAGTTATGTTACAGATTCTGTTTGAGGACTGGCAAAGTATACCGGCTGAGTGCCTGGATGAAGCTTGTCAGAAAGCATCAGAGTTCATCGACTGCGGACAGTTGGACGATAATCCGAACCACCCAAAGCCACGTTTGATGGACTGGGAACAGGATGGAGACATGATCGTTCCGGCAGTAAACAAGGTTACCGGTAAAGAAATCAGAGCCGTACCGTATATGCACTGGTGGACGTTTTTCGGATATTTCATGGAATCTGGCGAATGTCTGTTCAACACAGTTGTTGGAATCCGCTCTAAAAAGGCGAAGGGTGAAAAGCTCGATAAATGGGAAAAGAAATTCTATCAGGAAAACAAGAATATTATTGACATAAAGACACGTCTCAGCGAAGAAGAGCAAGCGTATAAAGATGCGCTGAATGAGATGTTGAACCTCAAATAGTTAGGAGGTGGACACATGGCTGCTGATGGCTCAGTCATTATTGATACCAGGATTGATACATCAAATATAAAAAGCGGTGTATATGATATAAAACAGTCATTTGGTGCACTGAGCGGAAAAGTAAAGCAAATTTCTAGCAATATTACATCTTTTTTTTCTAAATCATCTGTTGATACAGTAAAAGTTGTAAAAACTGAAAATGCAAAAATAAGCGCAATATTAGAAGATACTTCAAAAAGCGCAAAACAAAAAGCTGCATTAATCGCTTCTATATATAGAAAAGAGGGGTACTCTGCAAGTGAAGCTTTTGCTACTGCATGGAGCCATATTGAAAGAAGCAGTTCTGGTTCGACAGCAAGAGTAAAAAAACATATCCGTGGAATTGGAAATCAATCTAAGAAAACGTCCGATGATATGCAAAGAGAATTTTCAACTGGCTTTAGTAATGTAGCTAGCTCTGCTTCGTCTAAGTTGAAAGGGATAGCTTTACTAATTGGCTCGGCGTTTGCTGTTGGTAAGCTAATTCAATTTGGTAAGGAATCTATAGAGCTTGGTTCCGACCTCGCAGAAGTTCAGAACGTGGTCGATGTTACATTTACCACCATGTCCGACAAAGTAAATGAATTTGCGAAGAATGCCATGACCTCAGCCGGATTATCTGAAACAATGGCAAAAAGGTATGTCGGCACGTTCGGCGCAATGTCCAAGTCGTTCGGATTCTCCGAAGCGCAGGCTTATGATATGTCAACGGCTCTAACGCAGCTGACTGGTGATGTAGCATCATTCTATAACATTAGTCAGGACTTGGCTTATATCAAGCTGAAATCAGTGTTTACGGGTGAAACAGAAACGCTCAAGGATCTCGGCGTGGTAATGACCCAGTCAGCACTTGACCAGTATGCACTTGCCAACGGCTACGGCAAAACCACATCTGCTATGACTGAACAGGAGAAAGTAGCTCTCCGCTTGGCTTTTGTGCAGAAACAGTTATCAGCCGCATCTGGAGACTTTATCCGTACTTCTGACAGCTGGGCGAACCAAGTGCGAGTAATGCAGTTGCAGTTGCAGTCTCTCAAGGCAACAGTTGGACAGGGATTGATTAATATTTTCGCGCCTGTTCTGAAAGTTATTAATGTTCTGCTAGGCAAACTGGCAACTCTGGCAAATGCATTCAAGTCATTTACGGAGCTTATTACCGGCAAGAAATCATCTGGTCAGACAAGCGGAGGTGGAGCAGGTCTTACAGGCAATGCGGGTGGTGTGCAGGATACAGCAGATGCTTACGGGCAGGCAGCGGACAACGCCGGTAAGTTGGCAGATTCTACGGAAGATGTAGCTGATGCCACAAAAGATGCGGCAAAAGCGGCAAAAGGATATCTTAGTCCACTTGATGAGATTAATCGGTATTCTATACAGGATGCATCATCAACAGCAAGCAAAACTCCGTCGACATCCGGTAGTGGGAGTGGCGGCGGAACATCTCTTCCGAGTGCGGTCAGTAACGTAGATTACGGAAAAGTAGCAGAGGGTGAAACCGCTCTGGACAAAATCAGCAAATCAGCTGAAAAGCTTGCGAAGCTCTTAAAAAGGCTCTGGAAACCATTTCAGGACGCTTGGAAAAAAGAGGGTAAGAACACCATTAGTGCGGCGCAGATAGCCTTGTCGGGAATCGCAAAGCTCGCTAAGAGTGTAGGCAGGAGCCTTGTAGAAGTCTGGACAAATGGCACAGGTACGACAATGCTTACAACCATGCTGAGGATTGCTCAGAATGTGCTTAAAACTATTGGAAATATTGCTTCCGGTTTTGCTGACGCATGGAACAAGAATAATGTCGGAACGCAGATTATCCAGAATATTGCAAATGCTCTTGTGGTAGTTATGCAGTTCATTGAGAGGATTGCCGCAGATACGGCGACATGGGCGGCGAACTTGGATTTCTATCCATTGTTGGAATCTATCAGTAATTTGACAAGTGCATTTGCACCAATTCTGGAATCCATTGGAAATGTACTTGAATGGATTTACAACAACATTGTCCTCCCGATGCTAAAATGGGTCATTGAGGTAGGGCTTCCGACAGTGATTAATCTGGTGTCAAAAGTAGCTACGTTTCTCGCCGATCATCAGTCGATCGTTGAAGCGTTCGGTGCGGCCCTGATCGGGGCTTTCGCGGCGGCGAAGATTGCAGGATTGGCATCGATAATCATTAAAAACGTGTCTGGAATCGCTATGGCCGCAAAGGGGCTTATCTCGTTAATTACTGGTACAGGCGGCATCATGGGCGGTATCAAAGCCATTGCAACAGCTATCGGACCAGGTGGAGTCTTTGTTCTTGCAGTCGGCGCATGTATTGCGATTGGTGTATTACTGTACAAAAACTGGGACAAAATCAAAGAAATGGCTGGAAAGGTATGGGATTGGATTTCTAATAAAACAAGGCGTTTTGTTGAGGATATTGGGAATAAGCTCAGAGGTCTAGCTACCAAAATGACGACCATTTGGGGGAACATAAAAGCCAGCGCGCATCAGAAATGGAATGCTATATGGTCTACTGTTAGTGGCTTTGCTGAAAGAATCAAGAACGCTATTGTTGATAAATTCACATCCGCCAAAAACACTGTAGTCGATGTATTTAACGGAATGAGAGATGCTATCAGGTCTGTTCTGAACAATATCATAAGTGTTGTAAATGGCGCTATCAGCAAAGTAAACGGAGTTGTTAGTGCGATTGAATCAGCATTCTCTTTCGGCCCATGGAAAGTACCGACTCCATTCGGCTCAAAGACTATCGGGTTTAAAGCTACTTTCCCAAGAGTTCCGACAGTTCCGTATTTGGCTAAAGGCGCAGTCATTCCACCAAGAAGCGAGTTCCTTGCAGTCTTAGGAGACCAGAAGCAGGGTAACAACATCGAGACACCGGAAGCTCTGCTTAGAAAGATCGTCCGAGAAGAAACAGCAGGAAGACAGACAGGTGGTGGAAGTTACCGATTTACAGCGCAGATCAACCGCAGGACACTGTTTGACGAGATGATGAAAGAAGCGCAAATGAGACGAGATACAAGCGGTAGAAACCCGTTTGAGATGGCATAGGAAGGAGGGCGTTATGGAAAAATATAAAATCAACGGAACAGTGATATGGCAACCGGATAAAGACCTTGAGCTCTCCTTTGCTACGACTTACACAGAATCAAGTCAAAGAACACAGTACGGTGTAGGCTACTTCACGCCGATGTTTACTGTAGAGCGGTATACGTACAAGGCCAGTGATCTCCCAATGGAGGAATCAACCAAAATTTTGCAGATGGTAGCGAAAGGATATAAATTTACGCTACATTATTTTTCACCGTATTACGGAGTTTGGAGAGACGCTCCGTTCTACGTGGGTCAGACACAAAACATAGCTATCGGGGAACTGTCGGACGATAGAAAGATTATGTCATCGTTAGAATTTAACATGATAGGGGTGAATCCGCTGTGATTAATGTAAGTAACGCATTTAGAGAAAAACTTGAAGCTGGTGAGCCGGTCAGAATGGTAGTGGATATCACCTTTCCTGACGGGACGAAAAAGACTATTAATGAAGATATCATGAACGGCGGCAACGGGTTTTCCGACTGCGCAGAGAGCAGTAGCTTTCCGGTCGGTGCTACTGTCTGCAAAACACTGACGCTGAGTATCAATAACGATCAGGAGCAGTGGAAGAACTACAACTTTTACGGAGCTAAGATTCATGTTTATCTGAAGCTTCAGACGTCGTATGCAGCACCGGAATCTGTAAGCGCACTGTTAGATGAAAGTTATAACCCGATTCTGGACAGTACCGGAGACCCTATTATTGCAACACAGGCAGCCACAAAAGATATCATCGAAACTATTGACAAGGGAGTCTATACAGTCACTACGCCAGAGCAGTATTCAGATATCATCAATGTTACAGCACTGGATGATATGTATAAGGCAAATAAGACATATACCAGCGGATTAAAACTGCCGCAGTCGCTCATTAACCTTGTCAGAGATGCTTGTAAGACTGTCGGCATAGGCATGAATCTGACTATGGAACATGGCGATATTATAATAAGAAGCGTTCCTGACAGTATGACGTTTCGCCAGCTGTTTGGATATGCGGCCATGGTTGAGTCTGCGAATGCCCGGATTGATTATTCCGGGAATCTACAGTTTGTAAAATGGGACTTTGGGAAAATGGAATCTGACAATGCTGCGACCGTGGACGCAGATGGGTTTATTCATTTCGGTGATGCTAACCCGTCTATTGATACCGACGGCTTTGTTTCTCTGCCAGGATGGACTATTAACGCAGAGGGATTCCTGGCTCTCACATCCGGCCCAGGCAGTGACGTTCAGAGATTGATGGCCTATGCGAACCCACCTGCGCTTTCCAGTGATGATATAGTCATAACCGGAATTAAGGTAACGAACGGGCGATCAAACGACGATACTGATACTGATTATTTCGGCATGTACGGAGATGAAGGGTACGTCCTCGAACTTGAGAACGAGCTGATTGATACCGATCAGCTTCAGACAGTAGCGAATATCATCGGTGAACAGATTGTAGGGGCGCGATTCCGGAATCTTGAGGGCGATCTGGTATACGACCCGCTCGTCGAGTTTGGCGACATGGTGTACACTTACGACCGATCAGGGAATAAGTACCTTACACCTCTGACGGACGTTTCCGGAAACGTGGGCGGTCTGACTACAGTTAAGACGCAGGCCGATGATCCGATCAGGGGCAGCAGTGACTTTTACGGGAATATCACAAAAGCTATAGTTGCGGCGCGTCAGATGGTCCGAAAAGAAACATCCGCAAGAGAAGAGGCTATACAGAGATTAGCTGAAACACTCAATTCTTCAAGCGGCCTGTATATGACGCAAGAGCCACAACAGGACGGCAGTATCATATACTATATGCACAACAAAGCAACCATGGCAAAATCTAACATAATCTGGAAACTGACGGCGGAGGCATTTGCCGTGTCGATTGATGGCGGAAAAACGTATCCTTACGGCTTTGCGGTAACTGGCGAATTAATAACCAGACTGCTCTATGCAGAGGGCATCAATGCTGATTATATCAACGCAGGAACGCTCATCGTAAGAGATAAGAGTGGGAATGCGATATTTGAAGCGGATATGGACACCGGATCAGTTACTCTTGATGGGAGTTACGTGACCATCGGCGGCAAGCCACTTGATGAAAAGATTGAAGATGTTGAGAACATGGCAGCTCTGGCCAGAAACATGACCATGCAGCTTGATAACGACTATCAGGGAATCCCGGTTGACAGCGACGGTAACTATACAGAGTTCCCGGAGTGCACCACAACAGCGACCGTCATGTACGGCACACAGGATATTACAGACAACTGTACGTACACGATTACGACGTCCCAGAACATACAGGGAAACTGGGATAAGGAAACTAAGACATACACCGTCACCGGCTTGACTGCAGACAGCGGATGGGTGAACATCAAGGCGGCATATCTGAATAACCTTGTCGTATCGAAACAGTTCTCACTTGCGAAACAGTACGCCGGGCCGCAAGGAATCCCGGGCGTTGGAACAGATGGAAAGACAACGTATCTGCATATCCAGTACGCACCGGTACAGAACCCGACAGCGGCACAGATGAGCAAGACACCAAACAAATACATCGGAATGTACGTGGACTTCGTGGAAGCCGACAGCACCGACCCGACGAAGTATACGTGGTCACTGATTAAGGGGGCAGACGGAGCGCAGGGCGTGCCGGGAACACCGGGGGCGAACGGAAAGACGCCGTACTTCCATATCGCATATGCGAATAGTGCTGATGGTAGAACAGGTTTCTCCGTGGATGACAGTGTCAATAAGCTGTACATCGGGCAGTATACCGATTACACGCCGGACGATAGCACCGACCCAACGAAGTATAGTTGGACGAAGATTAAGGGTGAACCGGGGACTGCCGGAAGGACTTATTTCTTCCAGTCAAACGCTGATGTTTTACTGATGGGAGCAGACAAGAAGATAACACCGGCGCCGCTCATTGTAGATTCGTTCTACAGGGACGGAAACGGCGAAGTTGCACAGTCGCAAAAAGGTTGGTGGAAACTTGAAAAATCCACCGACAACGGCGCTACATGGTCGGCACTCACGGTATCGCAGACTGCGGCACTTGACCGGTTGAATATTAATGTCAATAGCCTGTCGCTCAAGGCCCATGACATGCTCAAGGTTTCACTGTACTTTGACCAGTCAAAAACCAAGCTTGCGGACTACCAGACATATTCCGTTGCGGTTGATGTGGCATCACTGACACAGGAACAGATAGTTGATATCCTGTCGGATGATGGGAAGTTCAAGGGTCTGTACTACGAAAAAGATGAAAGTGGAAACCAGACACTGTTTATCTCATTCAATGCCATGAAAGGTGGCGTCATCAGTCTTGGCGGCACGAATAATGGAAACGGTCAGTTGAAGATTTACGATGCTGACGGAAATCAGATATCGAGATTAGGATATACCGGATATGTCGTACTTAACAAGAACACCGGAAACCCGATGGTATCTCTTAACACTGCCGGATTGCGATTGTATACGGACTACACAGACGCAGACAACTACAATGCACTGATGCTTGGAAAATACGGACTGTACGCACAGAAAGTTCAAAATAACGTGCCTGAACTTTGGATGGAAGGTGATACGAGCAAAAAATGGGAAGGCTATATTGTTCGCTATCTGAACAACAAAGTCCGAATAAATACAAACTCACTTTTTACGGACGGATGCGAACTTGGAGCAAATTTTTCGACAGATGGAAGTGCAACTATTGGTAAAAGCTTGAGCGTAGGCGGAAACGCAACTGTCAATGGAACCCTTATGTTTTACGACTTGGAAAATCAAGCAAAAACATCCGGCAAAGTCAAAAGACAACCGGTAGCGTCCGTAAGCGCAGATGATTCGCAAGTGGCCTATCTTTTTTCGGGAACAGGCAGTAAGCACGGAGATGCGGCAACATACAGACGTTTAGGAATCCGTGCTAAATGGGGTGGATCTGGCTTTAGCACAGACTATTTATATACAACCTCACAAGTTTCCGACATCCGCTTAAAAGAAAACATCGAAAACAGCGAAACAGACGCTCTCGAAACGGTCAACCAGATGAAAGTCCGTCAGTTCGATTGGAAAGAACGGATGGGCGGATGGCATCAAAACATCGGTTTCGTGGCGGATGAATTGGAAGAAATCGACCCGAACTTGGCTCTGGGTGGCGGATATGACGAAAACGGCGAGATGGATGTTAAGCAGATTAACAGTCCGTATCTTCTCAATTACGCCATCAAAGCCATACAGGAACTTAGCGCAAAGGTTGACGAGCAAGAAAAACGTATCAAAGAGTTAGAAAGGAGATTACAGTAATGGGCAAATTTAACGAGTACACACAGAAAGCAACACCAGAGGATGCGGATTCCTTAATGATTTACGATGCAGCGGCAAAGGCAAACAAGCTTTCGCCGTTCAGCGGAATCTGGAACTGGATCGTTGAGAAACTGACCAATGCGGTCATCAGCAACTTGCAGACGAGCAACAAGACGGTACTGGGGGCGATTAATGAATTAAATAGTAAGCGGTATAGGGAGAAAATAACCGGTACAACCACACTGGAAGAATACCGGGCGGGCAACGGGAAATTACCCGGGGAATATCAAATTGACGGAGCAATCATTCCTGGAATATCATCCACTGAGAAATATTGGGGCGTATTAATTTTGTTGAACGTGTATGATATACAAATAGTTATCATTGGCGGCGGTGTTATGTATATTAGAGATTTCACCGGAAATCCTAACGTATGGTCGAAATGGGCGAAGTATTCATATGAAAGAGTGAATTAATTTGCCACCTTCCCATTTTGTTGATTAAGAAACTTTGAAAATTTCATAAAAAGGAGTTGATAAATTGGAAATTAAAGGTATTGACGTATCATCCAATCAAGGAAAACCGGACTGGCCGAAAGTGGCTAAATCCGGTATCAAATTCGCCATTTTAAGAATCCATCAGAAAGCAGACGTTGACAGCTCATTCGAGTACAACTACAAGGGGGGCAAGAACAACGGAATCCTTATCGGCGGGTATAAATATTCGTACGCTCTGACACCGGCACAGGCGATTGATGAAGCGGAGGATGTGATTGCCGCACTGAACGGGCGAGGACTGGATTTCCCGGTGTTCTATGACCTCGAGTGGTCTAATCAGAGAAAACTTGGTAAACAGGCTATCGAAAACATTGCAGTCGCATTTCTGACAAGGATGAAAAAAGCTGGTTATAAGGTCGGTATCTACTGCAATCTGGACTGGTATAATAACGTTCTGACTGATGCACTCAGGAAGTATGAGTGCTGGATTGCTCATTACCCAGACCCCGACAATGGGACAATGCAAACAAGAGTAAAACCAAAAGCAGGAATCGGCTGGCAGTATTCCAGTAAAGGGAAAGTATCCGGTATCAGCGGAAATGTTGATATGGATGTGTTCTACAAGGACTATAGAGAAGCGACACAGAAAGGAGAAACTAAAATGGTAAAAATCAGTAACTGCGGACATGACGAAAATGGAAGGTATGCAGGTGGGAAAGCTGGAGACCAGACTGGTACGGAATATCAGATCATGAACTGGTACAGCAGGCCGTGGCTCTGTGTCCTGAGATTCAATGACGTCAAAATCGCAGCCATGATCGCAGATATGGCGACAAAAGCGGCCCAGAACAATCTCATCGGGTACGATCAGGGCACTGCCGGAAACAGCAATGACCGGTATTCGTTCTGGCAGCACTTAAAGGCAAGTAATTACGATCCGGCGCAGATCACGGTAGCTTGTGAATCTGATTGCAGCGCGAGCACAGTAGCTATTGTCAAGGGGGCTGGGTATCGCTTAAATAACGCAAAACTCAAAGCGGTCAGTATCTATCTGACAACACGGAACATGAGGGCCGCAATGAAGGCTGCCGGTGCGAAAGTACTGACGGATAGTAAGTATCTGACATCCGGTGACTATCTAAAGGCAGGAGATATCCTCTTGAATGATAACCACCACGTGGCTATCGCCGTTACCACCGGCGCAAAAGTAAGTACGCCTTCAACCACGCTCACCGGTACTTTCCAGACAAGACTCCCGATTCTGAGAAAAGGCAGTTCCGGTACAGCTGTGGCAATGCTTCAGGCAATGCTCGGGGTAGAAGTTGATGGACAGTTTGGGAACGACACATATAATTCCCTCAAAGTTTTCCAGAAGAATGTTGGCGTGACTGCAAATGGAACTTGCGGCATTGATACCTGGAAGAGAGTGATTGAGCATATGAAAGCAAATACGAAATAACGTTCTGATTGATTTTTCCTTCAGAACAAGGTATACTATCAACAGCCGCACAGGGGTTGAACTTATGATGTAAAGTTTCCTGTGTGGCTAGCACAAGTTGATAGTGCAGACTGATTCCACCGTGCATGAACGGAAGAGCTGTATGTCCCAATTCGGGGGCTGTTAGCAGCGGCACGAGTGGACAGTCAGAAAAAGAGTTGGGCCTAAAAACCCGACTCTCTTTTTTTACGTCAAATTGCGACATTTTAATAAGATATAGATTTTCACGGTTAGTCACAAATTAGTCACAAACGAAGTCCTGAAACCCGCATAAACAAAGGATTCTTGAAGATTTTCATTAAAATTAGATTAAAGAAAATGTCTTTGCGAAATCCCTTGTAAAATGCGGAAAAGCCAGTAAAATCAAGGCTTTGCAGACTTTTGTTAGAGTAATTAAGACAGTTTAAAAAAGATAAAAATAGGAACGGTTAGTCACAGTTAGTCACAAATGGGACTTTTATCTTTTCAATCTCTGCCCGGAGTTCTTCCAGGGTTCTGTGACCGTATACAGCGTTCGTAACATCGTTTCCGAACGAATGCCCCAACATCCTCTTCCGGTCGTTCTCCCGGACGCCGTATTTTTCACACAGGGTAGAAAAAGTATGCCGACAATCGTGTGGCGTGTGTTTCGGGTTGCCGGTTATTTTCAAGCGTTCCAATGTAGGGTAGAACAGGGCGTTTCGGTGCTGCGTCTGGGAATAGATGCAGAGCTTACCGTTTTGCGTCAGGACCTTGTTCTTCGCAAACTCATATATGGACGGATGGATCGGAACGATCCTGTCTTTTCCGGCTGCAGTTTTGATGCCGCCCTGGAAATATCTCTCTTCAAGATTAGTCGTAAGCTTCAGGACCTCGCCAATTCTCCAGCCGGAGTAACACATAATCAGAATGAGCTGCACTTCTGGGTCGTCGGTGTTCTGCCAGAACGTCTGAAGCTCCGAATCGGAAAACGGGGTCCCATGCTCAACGTCATCTTTTGCTTTGACAGAAACATACAGTGCCTTGTTTTCCGTGACTATCTCTGAGTAGATTGCGAATTTATACATTTGTTTAAAAAGCATGAGAATCGTGTTTAGACTCTGCTTTTTGAGCGGGCAGTCGTCAATAACCTTTTGCAGATCCGGTGCTTTCAAGTCTTCAAATGCACGATCATACAGGGGCTTACTGTTAAGATACCCGCAATGGTATGCGTTCTTTGAAGACTTCGATAGATCAGTGTCTTCCGGGAACTTCCATGCCATGAATTTTTCATACACCTCTGAGAACGTTAATTTGTGCGTTTCCGGGTGTTTTTCCTCTGTGCCCTTAAATGTATTGTAGTCTGACAGAATACGGCTTACAAGGGCGTCTGCGTCCGTTGTAGGGGCAATCTCAAGTTCCTTTTCCATACCTGGCTTGTACGTCCCAGCTTTGTAAGCTGTCAGAACGGCGAACCCTTTCAGATAGTCGTCAACGTAGCAGATCGCAGGCGGACGGATCGCTTTCCCTGTTGCGTCCAGCGTTGCCGGTGGGTGCACTGCATAGCAGTTTCTTCGACCCTTGCCAAGATAGCGGATAGAGCCGAAACTGTTTGGCAATTTCGGGTACTTCTTTCTTTTTGCCATGATTTTCCTCCTTGTATAAAAACAGCCCCTGCCGTTAAGCAGGAGCTAGTCTGGTTTACTCAATCTCGTCAATGTCAAAAGAATATCCAAGGACTTCTCCAACATCTGTGCATTTTCCTTTTAATGTTACTTTATCGCCTTTGGTAAGAGATGCTGCCTTTGATTTTTGCTCGTCGTTTTTAATATTACACTGTACGCCGATGATTTCAAAATCGCCGTCAGCTGTGAGGCTGATGTATTTTCCAGAGGCATCAATGTTGCTGAGATTTCCAGTGATCTCAAGATATTTGCCTTTGTATTTGTCAGATGCACCCATGGCGTTACTATCAAGATCGGACATCATATCATTAACAGAAACAGTAGTGTACTCGATTGGCGCAGCTTCTTCTTTTTGTTTAGTAGTAGTTTCTTTCTTTTCTGAAGAAGTAGCGGTTGCTGCGCTTTTATCTGATTCTGAATCACTTTCACCAGCTACAGCTCCGATGATGGCTCCGACAAGGATTATCAGCACAACCCATTTGAGCTTTCCACCTTTTAATTTCTTCCGGCACTGCGGGCAGACTTTAGCATCTGCCGGAATCTCCGTTTTACAATATTTGCATTTCTTTGTTTTCTCTTCGCTCATGCTTTATTTCCCTCCAATGACGTAGTTTTCATATTTTTCTCTTATTTTCGCAAGTTCTCTTTGCCTGATCGGGACGATCGCGCCAGATGCCATCGTAAAAAAATGGCTTACTTCGCTTACCTCGTCCATATTAACTATATAGCTCTGGTGGCAGCGCAAAAATCTTCCGTCAAGACTCTTTTCGATATCATTGAGCTTTCCTCGTTCCTTGTGTGATATTCCGCACGTGCAATGGATCATTATGTATTTGTTCTGGCTTTCGATGTATTCAATATGCCGGAATTCAGCTCTGTGAAAGTAGTCCTTGTTCTTGATAGTAAGCGTTTTTTCACGGATATTTTCAAGCGTCTGCTTAACAACTGAATACATTCTTCCATGCTCAGAGCCTTTAATGATGTAATGAATCGGCAGCACATCAAGTGCATCAAATACATATTCTTTGCGTTCTGTCCAAAAAGTGATATTTCCATAGTATCCGATTTTTCTTAATCTTTTGGCAATCTCTATGCCATTTTCTCCGTTAATGGAGACATCAAGAATTATTATGTCATACCATTCACCATCTGAAACATCGTCGATCAAAGGCTTTCCGCTGGTGTAGGTGGCTAATGTATATCCACCATCACCATGCTCTTTTAGATATCGGTCAATGCTATTTTTGAAAATCTCAATCCGTAAATTATCATCGTCACAAATCGCAATTTTCATGTAAATCATTCCCTTGTAAACATTGTTTTCGCCATTTGCAAAAAAAAGTGTTTAAATATGTTATTTTTATTATAGCATCGTTAAATTTAGTTGTAAATAGACGTTTTGAGGTGATTTATGAAATGAAAATAATCAAAAATATACTAATTATAATAGGAGCTGTGCTTTTGCTTAATTACATTGTTTATTTACCAATGTGTGTAGACGATTATATCCGTGAAGAGTCAGAAGTGTATTCTGTCCAAAATGCGTACAGATCTTCTACCCTACATAAGAATAGCGCCCATGAAATAAAGCAGACCATGCTGCCGTTTTTATTCGTCCTGCCGCTAAACAGAAAAGACTATATCTTTGATGTTACGAATAATTTCTATGCAATCATAAATATATCGGTGTATATCTGGCAGTTTCCAAGGGCAAACATTAGTGATATAATGGCATGAAACGAACGAACGTTCGACTATTTCCACAAACCGGACATATACTATGGTGTAGGTGGTAGTTGCGACAGGGAGGGTTATTTATGGATTATAAGAAAGAGATTATTGAACTAATAGAAAATATACATAGCGAAAAATTTATGAAGTTTTTATACAACATGATTATTTCGTTCAAGAAACAATGGGGGTATTAAGAAAGCAGGGAATTAATCCCTGCCTTTTTTATGAAGAAATTCAATCATGTCGAAAACGCTTTTCTTATCAGATTCGCTTAATTCAATCAGCAACTTAACATGTTCAACGATGCTTGGATTTGACATCATCTTTGGAATAAAATCCGTGTTTGTTTCCAAATTCTCTTCCCATCCCATTAGATAAGCGGGCGTTGTGCTAAGTGCTTTCGCTAACTTATCTATGTATTCAGCAGGAACTTTATCAATATCACCCTTTTCATATCTAAATATAGTTGATCTTGAAACTCCTAATTTCTCAGCCAACTCATCAGCACTCATATTAAGCTGTTTTCTTCTTTTTTTCATTTGTTCACCAGTTTCCGACATTTTCCACACCTCCTTTCCTTGAAATTATAATACCACAAGTGATGCAAATATGCAACAAAAATAATTGCAAAAATGCGATTTTTAGTATTGACAAATGCGACTGCAAGAGGTAATATATAATCACAAAGTCGCAATAATGCTACTGGAAAGGAGGTAAAACTTGTGATTGTAAATATAGCAAGACTTAAAGGTAAAATTGTTGAGCATGGAAATACGCAAGAAGCTGTTGCAAGCGCAATTGGTATGGACAGAAGTACTTTTTACCGCAAGCTGAAAGACGGCGGCGAGAAGTTTACAATCGGTGAAATTCACGGAATTGTAAACGCAGTTCCTTTAAGTAGGGATGAAGCAATAGACATTTTTTTTACACAGCAGTCGCAATAATGCTGCTGGAAAGGAGAATAAATGGATGCATTACAATTTAACAAAGCCGTCAGTCAACACTGCAAAGAATCTGGTGGAGACTGTTGCAAATGTGACCTACGGCTTTACTGTTACCTATCGCCAAGTGAGCGACCAGATGAGTTAGTGAGCCTGGTTATTGATTTTTTGCATAACCACATTGAAAACCATGGTCATTATACCCATCACAGTGCGGCTTCATTTCCGTGTATTGATGATATGGACATGAGCACCGCAGTAGGTGGCGACCGCTATCAGAAACCTCATACTCTTCATAAACAGTCACGTGTTTGTGAATCTTGTGGCAATGATACAGTCGTGTAATTGTTTCAACCATATAATTCCCCTTTCGTTATACTCGGCATGTCGGTGCCTGTAAATGCATTATAGGTAGAGGGGAAAGGAAATACAATAGGTTGAATAAAAATCGTATTAAGAGATAAAAGCAAAGTAAGGAGGTAAAAAATATGAAACGCCATCCGATTATGGAATATGTGATTCCAGCAATTGTAGCAAGTGTGACAACAGTTTTAATCCGTTTAGTGCTAGGGTGGTAAGAATTGAAGCAATAATGAAAGGAGTAAATATATGAGCGAAGTTGATGCTTACATCAAGGAAAATACAAGGAGGAAAACCAATCAATGAAAAAATTCGAACTGACAGCAGAGTCAAAAATCAACATCTTTGGAAAGAAGCTTTTCCGTATCAAGGCGCTTATATCATTTGGAGATGTAGAAGAGGGAGAAACTGGTGGGTGGATTGAGAAAGAGGAAAACCTTGAACAGTCCTCCGGCGATGCATGGGTCTACGGCAATGCAAGGGTCTACGGCGATGCAAGGGTCTCCGGCGATGCATGGGTCTACGGCGATGCAGAGGTCTCCGGCAATGCAAGGGTCTACGGCGATGCAGAGGTCTCCGGCGATGCAAGGGTCTCCGGCAATGCAAGGGTCTCCGGCGATGCAGAGGTCTCCGGCAATGCATGGGTCTACGGCGATGCAAGGGTCTCCGGCGATGCATGGGTCTACGGCGATGCAGAGGTCTCCG